CGTCGGTGCTGTGGTGATGCACCCGGGCCACGCTGCCAAACCGTTTCTGCGCCCGGCTCTTGATCAGAAGGCCGAGGAAGCGGTGAACGCCATGGGCGCCTACATCGCCCACCGCGTGCAGATTGGTGATCTCAAGGCTCCGAAGCTTGAGATCGACGACGAATGAACGGGGTTATTGCGGTCCGTACACTCCTTGCAGGTGAGACCAAGGTGACGGCGCTTGTTCCTGAGGCGCGTATTGCCGCTGGAATGCTGCCCCAGGGCACAGACTTGCCGGCGATATCGCTGATGTCGGTCAGCAGCGTCGATCGCAACATCGCGGCACCGGGCCCCAAACGCCGGGTGACCGAGCGCGTTCAAGTGACCGTGCTCGCGGCGTCTTACCCCCAAGTGAAAGCCATTCTCGCGGCTGTCCGCAAGGCTACTGCCGACCAGATGCCAGCCATCGACGGGCTCTTTGACGTGACCGTCCACACAGACACCGCCGGACCAGATTTCCTCGACGAGGAGACCGGTGTCCACATGCAAAGCCAAGATTTGCGCGTCTCATTCAGCGAGGCGCGTTGAAGCCTCCCCTCAATAAGGACTTGATTTATGACTGTTCGGACTTCTGCCGGTACCACGTTAAAGGTGTCGGCATCTTCTCCTGCGACCTTTGACCCCACAGGTTACAACGCGCTCACCATGACGGTGGTTGGCGAAGTTTCTGACCTTGGCGAATTTGGCCGTGAGTTCAATCTCGTGACCTTCAACCCTGTGGGAAGCCGGGGTGTGGTGAAGAAAAAGGGCAGCTTCAATCAGGGTACGATGACCATCCAAATGGGTCTTGATACCGATGATACTGGCCAGATTTTGCTCAAATCCGCATCAATGTCCGATGCCGATCACAGCTTCCTTGTTACTACTCAAAACGGCGATAAATACTATTTCCAGGCGCAGGTGATGAGCTTCAAGGTCAACGTCGGCTCGGTCGACCAGATCACCTCCGCCACCGTGACGCTGGAACTCACTACCAATTCTGCCGGCGTGGGCATTGTCGAGGTGCTGGCGCCTTAGTGATCCTTCGTATGCGGCATATCCGCTTGCTTTATAGATCATGATTTGGCAATAAGATGATCGATATAAAGAGGTTTATCGATCATGCAATGGAACTGGCAAGACCCCAACTGGCCCAACTTCCGTTGGGATAGCGCCCGATTGGCTAGCGAAGAGCTTGCATTTGCGGAAAAATCTGGCGTGTTAATCGGTTCGACTAGCCATCTGGATCAGGACAATAGATCACAGTTGGTGGTCGATTTGATGAGCCGGTCGGCGCTGGATAGCTCTGCCATTGAGGGGGATATCCTTGATCGCGACAGTGTCCAGTCTTCAGTCCGACGCCAATTGGGGCTGCAGACAGATAACAGGCGCATTGGCCCTGCTGAAGCGGGTATCGCAACGCTAATGGTCGACCTGTTTGCGACCCTCAATACGCCGCTTGACCATGAGACATTGTACAACTGGCACCGCTTAGTGATGTCGGGTCGCACCGACTTAGAAACAGTAGGCGGATACAGGGTGCATGAAGAGCCCATGCAGATCGTCTCAGGCCCTGACTATAAACGAAAGGTTCACTTTGAGGCCCCGCCATCTGCTCTAGTTGTCCGTGAAATGGATCGTTTTTTATGCTGGTTTGCCGATAGTGCGCCAAATGGAGCAAATCCTGTCTCGCCCCTCACAAGAGCAGGTATTATTCACCTGTGGTTTGAGATTATTCACCCGTTTGAGGACGGCAATGGCCGTCTGGGCCGAGTGATTGCGGAGAAGGCTCTGGCGCAAGGACGCAATGGTCCAATGCTGGCCGGGATCTCGTCCACCTTTATGCAGCATCGCAAAAGCTATTATGCTCAGCTTGAGGCAGCGAGCCGGTCCTTGGACATCAATGAGTGGTTGGGCTGGTTTGCGAAAATGACGCTTGCCGCTCAGGACCAGTCGGTTGCCTGGGTTGAGTATTTGATTGGCAAGGCGCGTATGATGCTGCGCCTGCAAGGCCAGATCAATACGCGCCAAGAAAAGGTCTTGCTCAGAATGTTTAAAGCTGGGCCTAACGGTTTTGAAGGCGGGCTTAGCGCTGACAACTACCGCACCATATCTGGAGCAACCTCGGCTACAGCTACGAGAGACCTAAGTGATCTGGTAGAAAAATGTGCCCTTCGCCGAACTGGCGAACGCAAGGGCACGCGCTACTGGATCGTTCTGCCTGAAACGGCCTGACGCCGCCCTTCCTAATTACCGCAAACTGACGCCTGCAGTTCGACATCGGTCGGACGGCTGACGGCTGTTTACCTCTCTCCCACCGAAAGGATTAGCCTGCCATGTTTGACATCACCACGCTCGCTGCAACCGACACCTCCACCGTCGAACTCGTCGGCGGCGACGACGCACCGCTCTTTGACGACAAGGGCAAGCGGCTCTCCATTACGGTCTACGGCCCTGGCTCGAAGGTCTACCAGCGCGCGCAGGCGCGCCAACAAAACCAGCTTATGGACAAGATCAAGAAGCGTGGGAAAATGGACCAGTCCGCGGAGGAAAAGCTTGCCGAACAGGCCGATTTTCTGGCCGCCTGCACCGTAAGCTTCAACGCATTTGCCTATCCGCCCGCTGAAGGGCTGGAAGGTCAGGAGCTGTTCCGCAAGGCCTATGCCGATCCTTCGATCGGCTTCATCGCCGCGCAGGTCGCCGCCCATATTAATGACTGGGCAAATTTTACGAAGAGCTCGGGGCAGAGCTGAGCCTTTACGTCCGGCAACTGGCGTGGCTGGGCACGGCGCCAAAGCCGCGCTCACCCAAGCAGGCCAAACCCGACGCTGACACCGATCCGCTGACCCGGCTGCAGCGGATGGCCATCGACGATCTTACCCCCGACTTTCCGCCGATCCGCACCCCCTGGGTGATCGACTGGCTCATGGAAGTTGGCCCCACCGATCCCGGTGCCATGGGCGCAGTGCCCATCTCGTGGGGCTCGTTAACCCAGTGGCAGCACTGCATGGGGCTCGACCTCCCACCGTGGATTACCCGTCTGCTGCGCCACCTGTCTTCCGAGTTCGTCGCCGAGACCGTCCGGGCCCGCGAGCCGGATTGTCCGCCGCCCTGGACCGCCACGTCCGTTCTCAACCGTGATGAAGTTTCCCGAAAAGTGACCAACGCCTTCCGGGCGCTGATAATGTCGAAGGAGCCAGCAAAATGAAGGCAGGCACCCTCGAGATTGAGATGATCACCAATGTCGCCCGCCTCCAGAAGGAGATGGCTGACATCAAGCGGTCAGTGGCAGGCGCCATGGGGGATGTGGCGGCTTCGTCAGCTCAGGCTGACCGGGCCATTGAGGCCGTCGGCTCGCGCGGGATGACGCGAATGGGCGGTTCAGCAAAGCTCGCCGGCCATCAAATGCAAAATCTCGTCTACCAACTCAACGACGTAGTGGTCAGCCTGTTCTCAGGCCAAAAGCCGATGACCGTGTTCATGCAGCAGGGTAGCCAGATCGGTCAGATCGCCATGCAGGCAGGCGTCGGGATCGGAGGCATGGCCCGGGCGCTGCTGGGGCTGGCCGCCACTGCGGCAGCGACCGCGCTCACCAACCCCTATCTGCTGGCGGCAGCCGCTGCCGCAGCCCTCGCGTTCGGCGCGTTCAAGATGTTCCAGTCCAGCGTCAAAAAGTCGGGCGAACTCGACAAATATGCCGCTAGCCTTGGCCTCACCGCCAAGGAGATGGAGAAGCTGGGGCCAGTCGGGATCACGGTTGGCGACACCATGAAGGGTTTGTGGACCACCGTCTCGGACGGCCTCAATCTTGGCCCGGTATTCTCGACCTTGAAGGATTGGGCGGTCGTCGCCTTTCAAGCGATCCTTCAGGTCGGCAAATATGCTGTCGCGATCCTATATGCTGGGTGGGTCGGTGGGTTCAACGCGATCCGGGTCCTCTGGTCGTCGCTGCCTGGCGTTATCGGTGAAGCAGCCGTAGGCGCTGCCAATCTCGCTATCGCTGGCATCGAATATCTCGCCAATAAGGCGATTGCCGCGCTGAACTGGCTGGCAAACTGGGTCAACCCGGTGCTCGACCGGGTGGGCCTTGCCACCATCGGTCAGATCGAGAGTGTGGCGCTGCCCCGATTGGAAAACAGCTTTGCTGGATCGACGGCGCGGATGAGCGCTCAGGTCCGGGACGAGTTCACCTCGGCCTTTGGCGATGCCATGGGAATGATGGACGCCTTTTCTGCACAGTGGCGGGAGAACAGCCTGAAAGCTGCCCGCGAGCGCCTGGCTGCAAGTGCGGCTGAGATCCGCGGTGATCGCCCGGACCGGGCTGGTGCTGGCCGTCAGTCTCGCGAAGCAACCGAGGCCGAGCGAGCTCTCCAGGCTGCCAGAGACTTTGCTGCCAATCTCGCGCTCGAGACCGCCAAGATCGGCAAGACGCCAATTGAGATCAAGCGCATGGAAGTCGCCATGGCGGCGCTGAAGGCGCCCACTGACGCGGCACGCATCGCTATTCTCGAAGCCGGTGAGGCCTGGGAACAGACAACCCGCGCGTTCGCCGCGTCTGAGTTCCTTCGCCAAACGGTCGCCCCGCTTGAACAGCAGGTCGCTCTGCTGGGCCGGTCCGCGCGGGCGCAGGCACTCGCCAATCTTGAGGCGGAGCGCGAGCAGATTGTCCTCGAACGCGGCGCGGAAGCCTGGGAACGATATCGGGCTGCACGCACCCGCCTGATGGAGGCTGACTTTGCCCAAAGCGATCAGGAACAGTTTCTCAAGAGCCTCGACGACATGGTCTCCGCGACAGAAGCTGCGGCTCAGGGCATGGCTGATGCTTTCGGTTCAGTTGGCGGGGCGATTGGCGGCATCACGGTCGAGATCACCCGTTTTGCATCTGCGCAGGTGGCCGCTGCTAGCCGCGTCGCCGATGCAGAGCGTGAATATGGAAGGTCCTCGTTCCAGTACGCGGACGCGCGCACGGCGCAGGCTTCGGCTGAGATCAACCATTATGGCAATCTCGCTTCGGCCGCGAAGGGCTTCTTCAAAGAAGGCTCCGAGGGCTTCAAAGCCATGGCAGCCGCTGAGAAAGTGTTCCGCGCCTTTGAACTGGCGATCGCCATCAAAAACGCTGCTGTGAAAATCGGCCTGATCGGCGCGCAGACCGCCGCCAAGGTCACTTCGGATACGGCCATGGCGGTGTCCGACACCGCAAGAGCTGGCGTCGAACAGGGCAACTCGATCATCACGACGGGCATCAAGGCGGTCGAAGCCGTGGTGAATGCCATTCGCTCACTGCCGTTTCCGCTTAACATTGCCGCAGGGGCCGCCACCGCCGCCGTGATCGCCTCGCTCGGCATCGCAATTGGCGGTGCCTTTGGTGGCGGCGGGGCCAATCCCACGCCTTCTAATGAGGGCACCGGCACGGTCTTTGGCGATAGCGCAGCCAAATCCGAAAGCATTGCCAAGGCCATCGATCATCTGCGCGAGGTCGACACGCTGACCATGCGTTATTCTGCTGCCATGCTGGCTTCGCTGAAAAGCATCGAGGCCAACATTGGCGGGCTCACCAATCTCATCATTCGCACCAACGGCATGGAAGCGTCTGCCGCCGGTATCCAGACTGGTACCAAACTCAACGGGCTTTTGGGTACGGCCAATTCGATGCTGACTGGCATCTCCAACTTTTCCAGCAGCAAGACGGGCTCGCTGATTGGTGCCGGCATTGGGATGGCGATTGCGGGGCCGATTGGCGCTGCCATTGGCTTCTTGGGCGCCAAGCTGCTGGGCGGTCTCGGCAAGGTCCTTGGTAGCATCGTCAACGCTCTGTTTGGCACCAAGACCAGCATCGTTGGCCAGGGCATTTATGGCGGCGCGCAGTCGGTCGGATCGATCATGTCGGGCGGTTTTGACGCGAGCTATTATTCTGACATCAAGAAGACCAAAAAGTTCCTCGGGATCAGCACCGGCTCGAGCTACTCCACCCAGTACACCGCGGCAGACGCCGAACTCGAGCGACAGTTCAGCCTGATCTTCGAAGGCTTCTACGGCGCGATCTCGGCGGCTGCCGGCCCGCTGGGCCTTTCGCTCGGCGAGGTGCAGTCGCGCCTTTCTGGATTTGTGGTCAACATCGGCAAGATCGATTTGAAGGGCCTGACCGGGACCGAGATCCAGGAGAAGCTGACCGCCGTCTTCGGGGCTGCCGCCGACAATCTCGCCCGCACTGCGGTGCCGGGGCTCGAGCAGTTCCAAAAGGTTGGTGAAGGCTATTTCGAGACGCTGGTACGCGTCGCCTCCAGCATCGAGGCGGTAAGCAGCACGCTCAGCCTGCTCGGCACCTCGGTCGAGGGTCTGAGCCTCAGCGCCAAGTTGAACCTCTTCGACCTGTTCGGCTCGGCCAGCGACATGGCGTCTGCGACGGGCGAGTATTTTGCTCTCTTTTACACCAAAGCCGAACAGGCCTCGGCGCAGACCGCGCAGATGGCCAGGGTCTTTGACAGCCTAGGGCTTGCGCTGCCGCAAAGCATCGCGGGCTTCCGCGCGCTGGTTGAGGCACAGGACCTTACCACCGCAGCTGGACAGGCCGCTTATGCAGCGCTGGTCCAACTGGCTCCGGCGTTCGCCGATCTGGTGGGCGCTGCGCAGGATGCTGCCAGTGCCGCTGCCATTCTTGATGAGCGGTTGTCACTTGAGCGGCGGATGCTGGAGCTCCAAGGCGATACTGCAGCGCTGCGCGCGCTCGACCTTGCCCAGATCGATATGTCCAACAAGGCGCTGCAGGAACAGGTCTGGGCGCTTGAAGATCAACGACAAGCAGCCGATGACGCCGCCAATGCCGCGGAACAGCTTCGCAATGCATGGGCCCAAATCACCGATGGACTGATCGCCGAGATCAAGCGGATCCGGGGCGTGATGAGCGATACGCCGACAAACTATGCCGTGGCCCTTGCCGCGTTTAACAACGCCTCGATGCTGGCGCGTTCGGGTGACCAGGAAGCAGCCAAGGCGCTGCCGGGCTTGAGCCAGGCTCTGCTTTCGGTCGCAGCCAACACCGCACGGTCGGCAGAAGATCTGGGCCGGCTTCAGGGCCTGACCGCGGCGAGCCTCGAACAGACATTGGCGATCATCAGCCAGGCGAGCGGAACGGAACCCAGCGCTGCGACGTCCGCGGCCACCACGCCAAGCTGGTGGGAGCAGTTCACTGCCAATCAGACGGGGACGCCAAGCATTCCGGCCAACGACGGCCAGAGCGCGATGATTGATGAACTCAAGGCGCTCAGACAGGAGGTGTCTGACCTGCGGGGCGAACAGCGGATAGCCGCAGCCACGATCGCGTCGGGAATGAGCAAAACAGCGCGCATTCTGGAGCGGGTCACGCCTGATGGCGATGCCGTTTCCACCAGGACTGCAGCATGAAGCTGATCCGCCCGACCACGCTTACGGACGCAATGCTGTCCAGTAGCACTGCGCCTGAGAATGACTACGCTGCTTGGGGCTCCGGCACAGCCTACGCAGTAGGTGCCCGGGTCATCCTGACTGCGACCCACCGGCGGTACGAGGCCTTGGCTGCATCAACCGGGGTCAACCCAGCCAGCGATCCGACCAAGTGGCTCGACATTGGCCCGACAAACCGCTGGGCGATGTTTGATCAGCGCGTTGGCACAGCAACAACCCGGGCAGGGTCGCTGCAGGTGGTTCTGGCGCCCGGGGCTACAGATGGCGTTGCTCTGATCGACACCAATGCGGAAAGCGCTACGGTGACGCTGACAGTTTCTGGGGCGCCGCTCTATACAAAGACCCAGAGCTTCAATGCTGGCGGCAATGCTATCGACACCTGGTTTGCCTGGTTCTTCGAGCCTCTGGGCCAGAAAACCAATATGTTGTTTCTCGACGTGCCTGTTTACGAAA